GTTACGATAGCGGCAAACGCTGTTACTTTAGCCAAGCTAGAGGACGGTACGCAAGGAGATATACTTTACTACGGAGCTTCAGGAGCACCAACAAGACTGGCGGCTGGAACCTCTGGTGATGTTTTAACAACGGCAGGAGCTGCGGCTAATCCCGCTTGGTCCACACCGACTACTGGGGTTTCATTAGGAACGACCATTGCTATGGCTGTTGCCTTATGAGCAAAAAAATAATTTAAGGAGGATACATGGCCCAAGATTTTGAAAAAGCGTATAAATCGCAAGTTACAACTTCTCCGCAGACATTAATTACATCCAATTCTGATGATGCGATCATTGGTATTCGCCTGACGAATATCACTACATCCGCTATCACAGTTGATTGCTGGATTGATGTGGCGGCAGCAGGTAGCACAGCGTCAATCGTGTACTTGGCTGATGATTTAAGCATTGCACCAAAATCAAGTGTAGAGCTTATTCAAGGCGGAGCAAAAGTTGTCATTCAAAGCACGGATTTATTACGGGTACAAGCATCGGCTGCAACTTCATGTGCAGCTTATGTAAGTTACATAGACGCAATTAGTTAAGGAGAAATAATATGGCTGAAACAAAAGACCAAAATGGAACTTTATACATTGGTCAGGAATCCGCCAAAGATGGGTTCTTTACTCATCAGGCAACCATAGACGGAGATCATTACATTGAATCGGCTGTCTTGGCAGGACCTGTTGTTTATACAGGAACAGTAACAGTAACAGGATATGTGGTAGTAGTATAATGGCAAATGTAGAAATAGATGGAGTAAACAGTATAGTCTATACTGATCAAGTCGATCCTAAAACAGGAACAACTTTAACACTAGGTACTTCAGGCGATACAGTTAATTTAGGAACAAGTGTTACAGCAGGAACAGGATTTGGTGGAGATTTATCTTTCGGTGGTGACACTTTCGGTGCGAACAAAGTAATCGGTGCTAATGATGCTTACTCTTTTTCTTTAGAAACTTCAGGTAATACAGCTTTAACGATTGATGCCAATGGTCATGTGACAATGCCTTTGCAATCTTTAGTAATTGCAAGGAATGAAGCAACTCTATCTAATGTTACTGGCGATGGTACTGCTTATACTCATCTTTACGCAACTGAAATAAAAGATCAAAATGGCGATTATGCTTCTCCAACATTTACTGCTCCTGTTGCAGGAAGTTATTTAATTACAGCATCAGCTAATTTTGAAGATATTTCATCCGCAACCTATGTAGTGGCTTATATAAATGCTTCTAATAGAAGTTGGTATTTTTTGTCAAGTTCCGATGGTGTGAAAAATGCAGGAAATGATTTTAGAATATCAGGAACAGCACTTATAGATATGGATGCAAGTGACACCGCATCAATCACAGTTCAAGTTAGTGGTGTGGGTGGTGACACAGTAGATTTTGTAGCAGGTGACTGGTTTACAATACAATTAGTAGCATAACAAAGGAGGTTAAATGGCAGATCATTCAAAAACACTAACAATATCAGAACTCGACCAAAAGATTTTATCCAATGACTTGTATAATGATACAGACAATGCAGGGATTGATACATGGCTCGATGGTGCTATTGCAGGGAAGATTAATAGTTGTTGGAAGCGATTCCACCGACATTGGTCAGATGTGCTAATGAACGATCCTAGTTTTACCGATTCCATTCCATCAAATAGATCAGATTTTGTAAATTTGATTTTAGCAAGGTCGGATTATAAGAATCGCAAAACTAGAGATGATGAAAATAAAGGATAAACAATGGCAGAATTAAGACTTCAAAGTACAGGAACAGTTAAATTATTTGAGAGTGATGACACTAGCAGTATTACCATCGCCTCTCCTGCAAGTCTGGGTGCTGACAGGACAATCACACTCCCTGACGCAAATGTAACTTTAGTTAGCGGAACAATGAATGACGCTACGGCTTTGTCAGGAAACATACCAGTATCTAATTTAAACTCTGGTACTTCGGCTTCTAGCTCGACCTTCTGGCGAGGTGATGGCAGTTGGGCTGCTGCAGGTGGAGTTAATACTCCATCTTTCTTTGCCTCAAGACAAACAGCACAATCATTAGGAACAAGTTTTGAAGTTGTTGAGATCAATAGTGAACAATATGATTCTGATGGGTGTTTTGATACTGGAACATATAGATTCACACCTGCGGTATCAGGGACTTACTATCTTGCGGGAGGGGTAACTTGGAAAACATCAAGTGATTTTGATAAAGGCGAAGTGGCTATTTATGAAAATGGAACTGATGTTATCGCTTATGCGAATAGTGTTAATAGAGATTATAATACTGTTATGTGCAGTAGAATAATAAATGGAGTTGATACAGATGATTATTTTGATTTAAGAGCAACAAATACTGGTGGTGCTACTGATTTACAAGGAGGAGTTCCTAAAATTTGGTTTATGGGATTTAAGGTGATAGAATAATGGCAGATTTAAAAACAAAAGTGGAATTATATTTAGGCAGAGAATTTACTAACGAAGAAGTTTTTATCACTAAAGCATACGAAACAGATTTTAAGTTTAAAATTGTTAAATGGAATATTGCTGATGAAAAAGCTAAACCGACTGATGAACAACTTGATTCTTTAGAAGCTGAAGCAAATATAAAAGAGAATAATAAAAAAGCAATTCGTAATCGTTTAAAAGAATATCCATCTCTTGGAGATGTAGTAGATGCCATCTTCAAAAAAGAAGCAGGGGATTCTACCGAGTTTGATTCATTAGAAACAAAGCGACAAGCAACGAAAATAAAATATGCAAAGGAGAGCAGTTAGATGGCTTACATAGGCAATAGACCTGAACAAGGCAACGCAATTAAAGGAATAAGCTAATGGCAAGTGAATTAAAAGTCGATACGATTTCAGAAAAAACAGCCGCAGGAGGAGTTACCATTGACGGCACTCAACTAAAGGACACGAAAGTTTTTACCGATCAAGTCGATCCTAAAACAGGAACAGATTTAACTCTAGGCACTTCTGGTGATTCAATCTTAATTCCAAGTGGAGTTACGATAGCAAATAGTGGAACAGCTACAGGTGATTTTGGCGGTATTACAGAATGCGACCAATGGCGAATGACAGCAGAAACTGCTATGGGAAGTGGCTCAAGTTTTATTACTGCTAATTGGGAACGAAATGATTCAACTGGTTTTGAAAAAGTAGGAACTGGACTTTCAGAGAGCAGCGGAGTTTTTTCTTTTCCTAGTACAGGTAAGTATCTTATTAGTTTTCAACTTAATCTTTCTAATAGAAATGGTGGAACAAACAGAACTATGGGTTATGTAAGAAATGAAATATCTGTAACTATTAATGATAGTGCTTACACAAAATCAACAGAAACTAATGCTTCATTTGATGATTCTGGGAATGAATGGACTAGCAGTTGTTTTGCACAATTTTTCTTTGATGTAACTGATGTTGCAAATTGTAAATTTAAAGTTGGTTTAACAGCCGCAGATTCTTGTGCAATTTTAGGAGGCAGTACTTATCAAGGAACAGCCATCACAGTAACAAGATTAGGAGATACATAATGGCAGATAATAATGGCAGACCTAATCATATAGAAGATTATTTAGTTTCTTTACATAATGGAAGTTGGTATGGTTGGTCAGATAGTAAAAATAAAATTTATGCAAATTTAATTATTCATCCTAAAATTTGGAATACTTCTTATATAGGAAAAATTCACGAAGAAGGAATGATTAACAATCCTCATTCAAAACCAACAGAACAGGAATGTATTGATGGATTAGCACAAATGCAAACAGATTTTGATGATGCAAAAACAAAAAGAGAAACAGACAAAGCAAATGCAAATCAAAAGTTAAAAGACTTAGGATTAACTGACGATGAGATTAAAGCAATTAAAGGAATAAATTAATAATGGCAAGTTTAAATTCAAAAATTAAATTATACTTAGAAGCTAATTCAAAAATCTATAAAGATGAAATGAAGAACTATGTTTTATATAATGCTTCGGATGGAGCAGGAGATGTAATTCAATCTTGGAATGTAACAGGTTTAGAACAACCTACGGAAGAACAATTAAATGCTTTGGATTCAAATGCTGATACATTGGAATCAAACAATATTGTTGGAACAACTCGTAAAAAATTATATGGAGATATGGGTGACCAACTGGATATGCAATATTGGGATAAGGTTAATGGCACAACTTTATGGCAAGATATGATTGCTAAAGTTAAATCAGACAACCCTAAATCATAATGTATAAATATTTAAAAGATAAATTTCTGAATTTTTGTGAAACTTATGGAAGTTCCATAAGTAATTGGGCATGGCATAAGAGATGGAACCACGCTAGTAAAAAATGATAAAGAATGTTTAAACTAGACAACAAGGAATATGACGAAAGCAAGATTTCCGAGAAAGGCAAGACGGCCCTCTCACGCTTGCAGCAGATTCAAGCCAGCCAGAACAAGATCACTTTGGAGTTTGAACACAACAAGATACTGATAGACCACTACATGTCCATCTTGAAGGGGGAACTCAAAACCGATGCGAAAGATAATGTTTAGCTTGGCGATCCTCTCAGCTATGAATATCATGGGTTGCACAATGTATGATGGAATGTCCATGAAACCACATAAGACAACAATATCCACTAATACCTCTATGACCGATATTAATAAAGCTGATGACGATAAAGACCAGGAAAAACAAACACTAGGATTACAAATTAAGCAAGAATTTATCTGGAAAGACAATTAAATGAACGGACTTAAAGTATCTTTTGCTGTTGTGGCGTTTGTTCTTGTTCAGGGCATAGGCGTTATCTGGTACATTTCAAAACTCGATTCAAAAGTAGATCAGATGTACAAGAACTTTGAGGAAGAAAACAGAAAAGATGTAATAGAAAACCAAGTTAAGATGAAACTGGATTTAGAAAATCTTATAATAGATGTTAAAGAATTAACTAAAGATTTGAAGAAGATGCAATCCAAAGATAAAGAAATAGTTAAAACGAACCGTGAGATACAGAAGGAGCACCGCAAGCTATTTGATTTAATAGAATCAGGTACCTCTAACTCTACTTATTCTTATGGAGATTAAATCTAGACCCAGTTGTCCAGGATGTGGTTATCCCCGAGAAACTTGTATATGCGGTCATCCAGGACAATAAATGGCTAATAACAATAATAGGGTAGATGTAAGTGATAAGACTGCTATTTCTATGCCTATGCGTAACCTTATATCAATACTCGCAGCAGTCGCAGTTGGAGTATACGCTTTTTTCGGAATACAAGAAAGGCTTAACAATGTTGAGACGAGAAACACGCTTATGGAAGCCGACCTTGTAAAAAATACAGAGTTTAGAATAAAATGGCCTCGTGGAGAATTAGGAAGTCTGCCCGCAGATAGTGAACAGTTCATGCTTATTGAATACATGGACGGTCAGTTAACCAAAGTGCAAGCTCAGATTGAATCAATGATGCACAATAAAGTCAATATTATGAGGCTTCAGGAAGATATGAAAGAGGCTCGTGAAAATATCGAGAAGCTCAAGGATAAAGTCAGAGAAGCCAATGGGAATAACTAATGGTCGAATCAATCATAGCATTACTTATGTTCATAGGAATAGATTTAAAGGAGCATGTCCCTTATGACAGTCTATCAGAGTGTCTAAAGGCAAAAAGAATATCAGAGAGAAGCTCTGGTGTTGACGGCCCTCGTTTGGAATGTCGACCCGTGAAAGCGGAAACCGAAATCTGGGTAGAGGATAACAAAAAACATATTATAAGGATAATAGAAGATTAATACATGACAACAGGTAAAATTAAATGGTTTAATCCAACCAAAGGATACGGATTTATAGAGAATAGTGAGGGTGGTAAGGATGTTTTTCTTCATGTGTCTGCCCTGGAGGCAGCAAATATCAAGACATTGGAAGTCGGAGAGGAAGTTTCCTTCGACATCGGATCACATAACGAAAAGGAAAACGCAATTAACATTAAAAAGGTAGATGGTTAAGTTATGGTTTTTGATAGCACTCATGTCCTATCCCAACATTCCAGCCATTCACTACAGGGGTTTTGGAGGGTTTTTATCACAGGAAGAATGTGAAGAAAAAAGAATAGTTATAAAAAATAAAATTAAAGATATTGAAATAAAACTTGGTAGAATTGCTTATATAGAAACCTATTGCCTCGAAGTGGAGGCATTTGAAAGCCAACTAGATAAAAAGGAAGAACTCGATCTAGATAAAAAGGAAGAACTCGATAAGAAAAACAAAATAGGACTAGGGGTATAATATGGCTGACGAAAAAATCACCGAAAATGAGAAAGATATTATTCGCATTAACGGGGAACTTAAACTCATTAATCAGAAACTCGACAATCACATTCATCACATAAGCGGAAAGATTGACACCATTTTTAAGATTGTTTGGACTTGTAGTTTTATGATCCTCGCATTGCTGTTACGGGCTATTTATAGCATAATGGCAGGTTAGAGCCAAAAAAAAACCTTCATAGAGGGGTCAAAATTAAAGAAAAGTCGAAGGGGTGGTATGATTGCACCCCCTTAAATAGTTGACAAAAACCGATTTCATTTAGTAAAGAGATGAGAGTGAAAAAAATATTTATTCTTTCAGACCTACATCTTCCCTTCCAGCATCCTCAAGCATTTGAGTTTTTGGAAAAAGTGAAGAAGGATGTCAATCCTGATTGTGTAATATCCATTGGCGATATTATAGATTTGGCCAGCGTCCAGGTAAGTAGACCATCTGATCCGAATATAGATTCACCAGTATTTGAACTGGAGAAGGCACGCAAGGAAATTAAAACTTTAGAGAAGTTATTTCCCAAGATGCAGATATGCTGGGGAAACCATGATCTGCGATTGCTACGCAAGGCAGAGTTAGTGGGTATTCCTCGCTCCATGCTGCGGGATATTAATTCCATTCTTGAAGTACAAGCGAAGTGGACTTGGCATGACAAGATTGTCAAGACAATGCCCAACGGTCAGCCCGTGTACTTTACCCATAACTTCAAGAGAAACGCCTTATCAAGTTCAAAAGAATTAGGCTGTAGCTTTATACAAGGCCATTACCACACTGCTTTAAGCTGTGAGTTCTGGTCCAGTCCAACAGCATTAAACTTTGCACTCAATGTTGGCTGCTTAATCAACCCTAAAGCTGATGCCTTTCGCTATCAAAAGAATTTCATTAAGCGTCCCATACTGGGATGTGCTGCCATTATAGATTCATCACCACGGTTATACAGCATGTTGCTGAATGACAAGGGACGATGGGTTGGCAGGATATGAGAACAAAAACCAAAGACCCTATCGTTCAAAAGGTCATTGATAAAATGGCTAGACGATCTGAAATAGGAATTGTTAAGTACGGGAATACCATGCAATCTTCCAAGAAAAGTTTAAATGATTGGATAGATTCAGCAATCGAGGAAGCCCTCGATTTAGCGGTGTATCTGGAAAAGGTAAAGAGCTTGGTTGGTGCAAAGGTCAAAACCCATAGACATATAGATAAGGACCTTGGCGGTGGTGGCGGGAATTATTTTAAATATGGAGGAACAGACCCCGAATGAGTTACGACAATATTAAAGACAGCATAAAAACGCATGAAGGCTATCGGGATACCGTTTACCGTGACCATCTCGGCAACCGAACAGTTGGCTATGGTCATCTATGCCTGGACAATGAAAAGTGGAGCGACAGTAAAGTGTATCCACGCAAGGTTCTTGACCAGACATTTGACTACGATTTCAATATTGCCCTGAATGATGCACGCAAGCTCATCGTTGAGGACAGTATTCATCCAGACGCTTTTGCCTGCCTGATAAACCTTTGTTTTAATATTGGAGGTCCTAGAGCTAGCCGTTTCAAGAAATTGCTAATTGCCCTGGAAGATAAGAACTATCCTGAAGCATCAAAGGAAATGCTTGACAGTAAATGGGCTAAACAAGTACCAACTAGAGCAAATGAATTAGCAAAAATAATGAGGAACATTTAATGGTATTAGGAAAATTATTTGGTAGTGGAACAATTAAAGCAGTAGGAAATATTGTTGATGAATTATACACCTCTGAAGAAGAAAGAGAACAAGCTAAACTAGCCATTAAAAAAGTTGAAGCAGAATTAAAGAAAAGACAAATGGATATTAACCTTGCTGATGCTCAAAGCAAAGCAGGAGGAATATCAGGAATGATACAACGCATCTGGAGGCCTCTCATTGGTTTCAGTTGTGCATTAGCTATCTTTTGGGAATATGTATTAAAACAATTTTTAATGTTTCTAATTGCTACA